CGCATCGCGCAATAGGAATACAGCCTCGCCAGTTTCGGGATTGGCACTGATGCAGTCTTGAATTTCAATGTTATTTACGGATACACGCATGTTACCTCCTAGTAAGTGCTTACTTCACAAGGCAAAGTGTATTGCAGAAAGAATGTATTGTCAAACGATGATTATTTATGCTATAATGCTTGCTTATTTGAGAGGTAAAAATGACAATTACTGCTAAAAATTATGCGGCACAAGTGGAGCGGTTCTGCCGACAATTTTCTGATAAATACTTAGCTGATGCTGATGTTATTCAGCGCATGGCAAACATCATAGAAAAGTCTGTTCATTTTGCAATTTGCGATAACGGGCGAATCATGGATGACAGATTAAGGGGTATTTCTTATCAAGATATTAGGCTTCCGTTCCCAAAAATCACACTCGAATATACCTCTGTTGAAGATGGGGTAAATTTTGGAGTTGTAATAATTGCTGAAGAGATTACAAGGCAGCAAATAGAAGAGCACTTTTATGCAAAAGTCGATTTTGAAATAGGTATAAAAATATCTTCAATTATAAAGCATGGCAAACTTTTTTATCCATCATTAGGTGCGTGGATTTTGCCGTCCAACTGGGACTCATTGGAAAACAGGGATGCAATAGGTAGTGATAATTTCAAGAATAAAGTTTGTTTTGCAGGAATTCCAATTACGAATATGAGTTCAGCATGTGTTAAGCGAATAAAAGAAGTTGGAGAAAAGCAATTCCAAGAAGATTTGTTTGTTGAAGCCAGAGGTGATACCAGAGCTATATTAGAATTAGTGGAAGCCCTATCCTGTTCAAACGTAACCCATGAACCTATCGAGAAAATCAATCCAGCGGTTAATGCGCGCCGTATCCGTGATGGTAAATTGCCGTTGTACGAAACAAGATGCCTTGTCATAAATGCTGGCAAGCAATCAGCTCCAAGTGGCGAATACAAAGGAAATAGCGCTCATGTTAGTCCACGGCAGCATCTTCGTCGCGGTCATGTTCGCAGATTGCCAGATAAAAATATATGGGTAAATTCGTGCGTTGTAGGTGATAAATCAAACGGTGTTATTGATAAGTCGTATTCTGTAACTAAATAAAGGACAAAAAAATGAAACTCACAAAAGGCGTGGCATTGGTATTAACGGGTAAAGAAGGCTGCGGAAAGTCTAGCGTTGCGCGTAGGATTGCAGCAGAAAATGGCTCATTCATTGAAGTTGGAATGGCTAAGTTGAAAGGCTTTGGACTTGGTAAAGTGCTTAATCAACTGCCAAATACTGTAATAGTTGAATCCTTCACGCAACCAACGAAGGATGAATTAGACAAAATAAAAGCATGGATTGCGAATGATTCGATTGCAATTGACTTGAAAGGTCAGCCACAAAAAACTGTGCCATTGCCAAACTTTATATTCTGTTCCGGCTCAAGAGAATATCTCAACTTCGGAGCGCATGATAGGCGATTTATGGTTGTTAATTGTGATGGTGATTTTGATGAAACGGTACACGAAAAATCACCAAGCGAATTTCAGGAATGGGTTGATAAGAAGATTGCTATATTAGCGGCGGATGGTGCAATCAAATAAAATACAAGTGCCAGCAGGCGACAAATCCTTTATGTTCTTTATCTGCCATGTAACTCCGCCAACTATCACTTGGTCATTCAACGTGGGTGCTGCACCATTAGCGTCCATATATAGTCGTTTATCGCCAGCCTGAACAAGTGTATTGTTAATCATATCGTTGCCATATACAACTAGATTGTAATCGAATATCGCACCCTTGCGGGTGGTATCGGTTACGGTCGTTGTGGCGGTTCCTGTGGACGGATTATAGGCTCCGATGACAGTCGACCTGAGCGTAATATCCTGCCCATGCTTCGTTAGCAGTTTTAACGCTTTATCAGCTAACTTTGCGTAATCCATTATTTCACTAGCTGTACGCTAATACCACTGCTATTCAGGTACGGTGATAGCATCGCGTCAACGGAAGAATATCTAACCGCTTGTGCAGAATAAGCATCGTATTCAATCGTAATCGGCCCGACGATTTCTTTCTTAACATTCTGTGTAGCATCCGGCATCAGCGAAGTTTCAGTTATGGCTTTAAGTGCATATTCAGCGCAAGCATTCTTTACTTCAACAGGAACGATTATGTCCGATACCAGATAAGGATACGCCCCTACCGCTCCGTGAACGAATGGCTCCAAATAAACGAATGATCGCGGCCAGCATAATGACTGTGTGGACGTGCGTCTATAACCTTTCCAGCGTTGGCGATAGGCTTGAAGCATATATGCCGTAGCGCGTCTCACATAAGTTTCGCGTGTGGCATCATTCGCAATCGCAGCCCAAGCTGCATTTCCGTTCTTGTCGTGATAATCAGCGATGTAAACCAATGTCGCATAAGCATCGGCATTGGCTACCTCAGTACCATCCTCAACAATAAGCGTACTAGGAACAGCTACAGTAGCAGCACTATCGGCATCAGTACCTCCATCTACGTTAGTCGCTGTTACGCGCCCTACAAGCGTATATCCGATGTCAGCCCTAGTAATGGTATATGTAGATGCGTCCGCGCCCGTTATAAGCGTTCCTGCGCGCAACCAAGCGTATGCGTAAGAATCAGGAACAACGTCCCATGTGCCGTCAGATAGTGTGAGTATCTCACCGAATTCTACTGTGCCTGTTATCGCTGGCAGTACCGTATTAACTGGGGCGGCCATCTAAAAACTCCTTATTTCTTCTTGATAGGATAAGGCTTTAACTGGATTTCCTTGATAGGGAATTGCTTGCCAGCTTTTTTCAGATTCTTGATAAATGCCACTTCACGATAATTGGGCTTACCAAAAGTAACAATCATAGTTTCACCACGATTATTTGCTTTCGGCTTGTTGTGCCATGTAGCTTTTACTACCAATTTATCGCTCAAATACTTGATAGCAGATTTCGCATCTTTAGTGGCAATCAAAGTAGCCGATACAGTAGCAATCCATTTGGTATCAATTTCAGTTTTCATTATTTAACTCCAAGATTAGCAAAGGCAGATGCCGCTGTGAATAGCGCTTTCCGTCCGGCCAAGTGATGATATTTCACTTTGTTGGAATCCAGATAAGCCTTCAATTCGTCATCCGTCATCGCGTTAAAATACTCATTGCTCCGCGTATCTGGAATGTCAACTTCAATGATTGTTTTGGCGACTGGCTCAGGTTCAACAACAGGCTCTTCAACTACAACTTCTGGTTCTGGCTGTAATCCGATTACAGCGTCAGGTTGTTTTTCCTGTTTTTCAGGTGGAGAAAATGTAAATCCGCAATGTTCTACGCATTCACGCGCATCAACAGGGTCTTTTTCCTTCGGCGTTCCATCAGGTGTATAAACTAGCATTTGGATTCCTTATATGAAAAGGGCGGCTATTACACCGCCCTAGTTTATTACGCTACCTTTTCCAAACACACAGCGAACTTTATTGACCCTGTTGCGCTATGGTCAGTTGTTCCACCGCTATATTGGAAGCGAATTGCAGCAGCAGATGCCGATGCAGTATCCGATGTTCCGGTTAAGAATGGTACTTTTACATCGCCTAACCGCAATGAAGCCGCTGGCGCAGCTTCAATATCAGCATTGGCAATCGTAGTCCAAGTAGTAGTTCCATCGGTAAGCGAAATAAGTCTATCGCCACCAGCAGCGTAATTAGTACCGCCACCTACCAAAATAACATCACGCACTTTGTATTGATCGCCAGCAACACCAGCAATTACTGCTACGTTACCTGCCGCATCCAACAATGCTGCGGTTACAGTTACATCCACCCATTTGATAGGTGAAATAGCGACACCATCAGATTTCATGCCAGCAGGGTCAACACTCAACGTATCCACGTTCTTGTCTGCACCAAGCACCAAAGTCTTGCTTGCTACCGCAGTACCAGCAAGCGCACCATTCAAAAACTCAGTTTCAACAGCTTGCAGACCAACTTCGTCAACAACCTGCGCCACAGTCTTTTTGGCAATATATTGGATATTGTCATTGACCGCGACTGCTACTTCAATAGTATTAGCCATAATGTCTCCTGAAATAAATTGGGCGAACCGTAATCCGCCCAATAATTTGCTTTAGTCGTCCTTAGCGATAAATGCTGCGAAATTTATCCCCGTTGAAATAGCACCAGCTACACCAGTATAAATACGGACATAACGGTAAGTTACGCCATTCTGTTCATTGCGGAACGGAACAACGAAGCGACCTACACCAGTATCAGCATCAGCCGGTGCGGTTGCATTACCCATTTCGATTCGTGCCAAACTGACAGAACCTGTAGCCATTCCAAGTACAGTGGAGCCTTCCAGTATGATATTGTAAATTTCATCGGTAGAAGCAACCTCAACAGCAGAAACATCCAATACCAGATAACCGTCAACCAAACCAGCACCCAAATCAAGGATGGTAGATTCAGTTGTGGTCGTAGTTACAGCACCAGCGGCCTTAAGAGAAAGGGCGTTGTCATAAGTGAATTGCGAGTAGATATTAGCCATGTTAGATTCTCCTATTAAGCGGTTACTGCGGCATCAGAGATGCTCCACAGGCGGGTTGCGGCACGACCATTGAATACGCCGAAGCCATTGTACCATTCAACACGGGTACGATATACAGGCGCGGTTTGCAGCTCACCCATATCACGAACATCAATCCCGCCATTCTGCAAGCCCAACACGCCATCATTGCCGAAACTTACGACATAGATAGATGTTGCTGTATCAGTGCCAGAAGTCGCAGCCTCGCTAAACGGAAGAATCGCAGTGCCGGTATTATCCAAGTCAATGGTCATAATCGGCAGGCCGTTGTAATACTCGATTGGCGCACCGAATTCGTCACGCTCAAATGTCAGGAATCCACCGATAGACGAACTACGAGACGCTTGAGTAATACGACGCTTCATTGCCTTGCTCATCAACAGATGGGTAGGATTCAACGTCTGGTCAATTGCTTCGTCCAGCTTATTCAGAGACAACGGAGTACCGTTAGCAGTAGTTCCGGCTTGAATCTTCTGCGAACCAGTAATACGGGTTTGCAGACCATCGAACTCACGCGGGTCAGTTGCAGTATCGCCTTTGACGAACTTACGAGTCCACGCCAACGATAGTGCGCGAATCTTCATCGCTTCGTGTACGGAACGCTGATTCATGCCCATCGTATCAATGATGAACTTGTCCACGTCCAAATCACCACCGGCAATAACCAGCGATTCAGTCAGAGGATTCAGAACACCAGTTGAAGGCGTATAGGATTCATTTACGCCACGGAAACCAACACCGGGCAGACTTTCTTCACGATTGTATTTCAGCGCGTTACCAGAAATACCTTCAAACGGAAGATTTTGGAGAATTGCAGACGAACCTGCGTACATTTCGATAATAGCCTGACGAACTGCATCGCCAGTTTCCAGCTTCGCGGCTTCCACTAATGTTAGTGCCATGATATTACTCCTTAAAAAGTTGAGATTTAGTTTTCATACCACGGTCATCCCGACCTAGTAAGTTTCGTTACACAGCACTCCGTCCCGAAGTGTAATACGTTGCTACTATTTACGTCCTGCTGCTGCCCTCGCCGCTGTCAATCGCTCGACAGGTGGCAAGCTTGAAAAATCCTTTCCACTAACTTTATGTTGCTTTCCTGTTGCCGAGCTGCCAGAAGATGTCACCTTGAATAGCCACGGCTTTGTAGCGCGACACCCTTCAAGATACTCTTCAGGCGAATATGGGCTTTTCCCATCCTTCCCGATAACAACAGACCCATCTTCGTTATACTGTACTGCGCGACCATTCTCATCAAGTGCAAAAATAGTGCGTAGATGCCCAAGTAACATTTCATCTACAGCGCCAGTCTGAATATCTGCAATCTTGTTAGCGGCAGACCGGAATGCATCATCAAGAACTCTGTCCTTATATGCACTTGCCTTTGATTCTGCTGCTGTAATCTTGTCGCCCAACTCCTTCTTTTGACGCTCTTCTTCCAGTCTCCATTTTTCTGTACGTTTCCGGAATACTTCATCAATCTTACCGTTGGCAATAAGTTGAGCTTCTTCATCATTCTCAAACTTCGCCATGAATTCTTTTGTTTTTAATGGGTCTATACCTTCAAACTTCTTCAACGCTTCACGCGCTTCTTTCGCTGCCGTGCGTTCTTTCTCAAGCGCAGACTTCAATCCTTTAGTATCTTCAATCCCGTTTACATCAAGTTTGAATTTACCTTCACTTGCAACATACATATCTTTCAATGCTTCCGGTACTGCGTCCAGCGTGTCAACAATAAGTTCTAAAGGCATTTTATTTAACCATCCTAGTTATCTGCAACCTTGCAGTATTTTTACAATAAATCATTTATTTACATTTGTCAAGTGAGTGCTAACTATCAATTTCATTAAGCAATAGCAACACCATCATCATTTCTTCATCGTCATTCGATACTTCGCATTTACCTACCTGCGATTGGCTGATTGACTGATATTGGCGACATTCTGCAACTATACTATTGGCATGTTCATCAACTATGTTATCGCTAATAAATGCTTGCGATACTGACTGCTGCTTCATTGCGTAATCGCTAATCATAAGATTTAACATTATTTAGTTTCTTCGGCAGCTAGTTTTTCGGCTTTACGGCGCGCCCATGCTAGTGTTAGACCGATTGATATATTCTTTTTAGCTTCCGGCGTAGCTTTTCTTTCTGACATTTTTTTCACTAAATTAGCTCTTATTTCTTGATTCTCCCACATAGCTTTTTTAATTACTGATAATTTTTCTTTTGTCTCTTCAGTGTGAGTCGTACCTTTTTTGCATTCAGACATATTTTTTCTTGCTTCTTCTGTATGAACTCTGCCTCTATTTTTAGAAGCCACATCTTCCCTTTTTTCGGGTGGCATTTCATCCCATCGTTTTTGTTGAGCTATTGACATATTTTTTACTACTTCATCGCTCATTGGAATACCTTTTCTGGCATCTGACATAAGCTGAATAAATTCTTTGCTTCGTATTTTTCCAGTGTTACCTATTGAAATCTTTTGTTTTGCTTCGTCACTCATTATGCATCCTAATGCGCTTCCGGCAGTTGGTGCAATATTGTATCCTTTTGAAACAACATCATATCCGTCTATACATAATTGCTCATACATCATTAAATCTTCTTTTTTACATATTATAATTTTATTGAATTGAAATGAATCAGCACCGTACTTATCCCAAGCCCTTTGTAGTTTTATATTGTCATGTATTCCATTTCTTAATTCTCTCTTATGAGACCAAAATCTTCTAGTAATGGATTTTGAACTACCAATATATATTTTATCGTTGATAGTATTTCTTATTTCATATATACCTATATCCATTATGCCACCTTTGTAGCTTGCATTGAGCCATCAGGCATACGCTGAATTTTCGTAACCGCTGGCTGTTGTTTTGGAATCTTTGCTTTATCTTCTTCAAGACTTCCTTGCTCGCTTTCAAACGTGATATGCGGGTCGTAAAATTCTGATTTTTTAAGATACGAGAAAATTGCTTCACGAGATACCATTCCACCTTGCATTGATGATACAAGTGCAGAAATCATATCGCTTGTTACTGGCTCTCTAAAGAATTCCTTGTTCAATGTAAATCTTACATCTTCAGGAGAGTCGCCAGCCCATTCTGCAAATACTTTCAGTGCGACAGTAAGACAAGTTGATAATGAAATGCTGATTGCACTTAATACGGAATTTTCACCAGAACGATAAATGCCAGCAGTTTGAGCACTTTCGGCCTGAAATTTCTGCCCCTCAAGCATACGCGAACCAATAGATACCATCTGTTGCTCAAGGCGATTAAGTTGATTTTCCAATGAAGAGAATCCACCAGTACCAACTTCAGCAATCCCAACTTTAGCGGCAGGATTAGGAAATATAAGTGCTTTACCACCTCCGATATTTATGCTTTCGCCTTGCTGCAATTCGTGTCCTGTTATGTAAAGTACAGGAAGTGCAGACCAGTGATTACCTGTTGCCAAGTCATTGTATGCTTGGTAGTGTGAAACGCAAAGGTCTGCCAAATCGACTAGCATTGGAGTGTCAATATCAGGCGTAATGTCATCTGGCCCGATGATATACAGCGGAATATAATTCATCGCCGCGCCATTCATTGTCGGATAGAACCGTTCAATCTCTACATCGGTAGCTTGACGATTCTTTTCCTGTACTTCAAATATGCGTACACGATAAACGTCATTTTCGTCTAAATCTAAAACGCGATAACGGGTTACTTCTTTATCCTCGAAGTCATCAATAGGGATTGAATGTTCTTCTTGAATAACTACCATTGAAAGCTGATATTTGTTATTGACGCGCCGTTGTCTCCAGTTAATCATTTGCTCCGCTTTGATAACTGACATATACGGACGCACATTCAACGCCTGAGCGTCTGCAATAGTCATAGAATCGCTTGTTACTGGATAATTAACCAATACGCCAGCACGACCTACAACTAAACATTCTTCTGCCAATCCTTGAGCAAATACAGTAAGCGGAATTCCTGTCAGAGTTACATCATCTGTCATTGATTCTGTATTTGGCGGGGCATTTAATACTGGAGAAATTCTGAACAACATGCCTATGAATCCGCTTACAGTGCGAAACAAGGCATTGTACAGTACGCCACGCCCGATTCGAGCCATGTACGCTGTATCAGGTTCATCAGTAAGACGGGGGAGGTATTCAGTTGTATGTTCGCGCAACTCTTCCGTGCCAGCGAACACGTCACGGCACTTTTTCCATTGACTCAGCATCTCAGTGTATTCACTGTGCCGAGTGCGAACCCCTTTATTTTTCTGTATTTGTGCCATGCGGTAACCCTCGGTAAACGAGCAATTTTCGCAAGGGTATCAGTGTTCTAGGGAAAGTGCAAGTGGGTGCTTACTTACAGTAGTTTGCCTAGCGATTGCATGTATGCTATCGGGTCTTTTGCGTGTTTCTTATTATTACAAACTTGGCAAAGTAATTGAATGTTGTAATCTTCGTTAGCCCCACCTAATGCGAGAGGCATAATATGGTCAAGATGAATTTTACGCTTTTCTAGTTTACGAAGGTCTTTATGGCATATCGCACATCTACCTTTTTGCAATACCATGAGTTTTGGTAATAGGTCTTTTGATAAAGTTCCAACACTTTTTGATTTTTGTGCTCGCCTAGTTTGCTTAGACATCTTTTTTGATAATTTTACTTTGTCTGGATTTTTTTTAGCCCATTTATCATTACTTTCTCTAACTTTTTTAGGGTTTTCTTTATATCTTTCATTCGCCCTTATGATTGCACAAGGTCTGCATTCTCCAGAATCATATCTATCTACCACGCCACATTTTTCGCATGGGATTGATTTGTCTATTTTAGCCATTCTATCTTTATTATATAAAGCTCTACAATATCTACACCTACCTTCATTATTTCTATCAGCATTTCCACATTTTTCACATATTCTTGATTTATCTAATTTCAGAATATATTTTGCATTGCTTTGTTTTGCACATAACTTGCAATTGCCAGCTTTATTTTTATCTAATGAACCGCAATTTTTACACGGCTTGATAGGTTTATTTGTTTCAGATATACTAGATTCAGTCATGATGCCTCCTGATAGGTGATTGATAGAAACCCGACCGCTATTCAAGTAGCATCGGGTTTTGCCATTATACATCAATCATTTATGGAATACTACAATCCAGTAATGGTGGCGAACTGCATGACGTGATTCTTTTGAAGTTCCATAAAGCACCTAGACAATGAGTCACACTGGTCATCGTGAGAGCAATTTGGAAACCCCTCAAGCTCCTTAATTAGTTCTTCATTCCATTTTGCGCGTAACATTTTTACATTGCCAGAATTTAATTGCCCAGCAAAAGGTTCCGCCCTTGTTACCTTATCGCCTGATTCTGGGCTTGACGATATTCTAAATCCTGATAGCTTGCGTGTAAGATGTTGTGCCATGAATTTTCCTGCTGCACCTGGATCAACGGGCAGTGATTGCAATACACTAAGTCCGTCGCGAGTTGCTGTTGCAAGCAAAGTATTCTCAACCTCTTCCGGCATTCCACGAAAACGTACAATATCGCATATCGTATATCTACCTTCGTAATCGACGTGCAATAGTGCGCCCACGCTGTAATCTGGATCATTACCTTTCTTCTCGTCGTAGGCCGTACTTGCGAAGTCCCACGCACGGACAAAACGACCGCCAATAGGCATCACATCAACATACGATACATTTTTCGTTGAAAATACTCCACCCTCTTTAGCGATACGAGGCTTACCCATCCATATATTGAGATACTTGTCATAATCCATTTCCTTCATCTTCTCAGCAAGCATGATTGATGATTCGTCTGCTAGATTATTGTCAACATAATTGACGTGGATAAGAGTTACGTCTGGGTCTGGTGTTAGAACGAATCTACGGTACACATAATCGTCAACATTACCTGTATTGAAGCCAATCCATATCTCTGCATCCTTGACACGGATAGTGGGGTCTAACTCATCGAACGTTTCTTCGGCAAGGTCAACAGCTTCCTCAATCCAGCATATTTTAGTACCTTCGAGAGATTTAATTTCCTTCATGTTGTGCTTCAATCCGCGAAACACAAAGTCAGTACCAGATTTTCTATGTCGGATTGCATTCACAAGCACATTGAACTCGCCATCAAGGTGCAAGTCTTTTATTCTATTCTCAAGAACAGATAATACGGAGTCTGCAATAGTGGATTGAATCTGTCGGCAGCAAAGTACGGTTTGTTTTTCTTCCATTGCGCGAAGAATTGCTGCAAGTGCAAATGTCCAACTTTTTGCAGCCGCGCGTCCTCCGAATGCAACATAATACCGAGTCCGCTTATGCCCTCTATCGACGATACGATGCTCAGGAATGAGATAGCCATTTTCAGGATTGATTATCCTGCGCTTGCTATCGAATGCGCCTTCTACCTCTTTGCCGTTGACTAAGATAATTGGTGCGCGATTTTTTTCAAATAGCGGTAACCAGAGCTTACTCGGCAATTCTAATTCCATATATTCACACCCTCAACACTTCTACACCGCACTCGTTGAACAGCTCCATAGCATACGCATTAGATTCTGCCCATCGCGGATTATCTTCGTATTCTGAAACGACAGCAATGAATCCAGCTTGCACAATCGCACGGGCACATTCAATGCAGCAGAATAATGGCGTTACAACTAATGTGCATCCTTCAAGTGGTGTACCTACACGCGCAGCATTGTAAATAAGATTACGCTCTGCATGTTCAGTCCACACATATTTGGCTGGTCGTTCATGGCGCGATTCAATATCGTCATTAAATCCGCGAGGAAAGCCGTTATAGCC